ATTTGCAGAGTCTGCGGCAAATTGACTGATATCAGCTGAGTCTGCTGTAATACCTTTTGATACAGCAATTCTATTTACACTCAATTGATCTGTAATAGTAACATCATCTGGCAAACCAATTGTTGCTGATGAACCTTCACCTGGTGTATGAGATACTGTAATCTCATTGGTAGTTCCAGAAATACCAGACATGTAGTTGCCGGTAGTCTCTGTACCTAGAGTAATACCATTATTTTTAACAGATACTGCACCATTACTTACACTAAAGTTATCAGAACTAAATGAGGCCACACCCTTAACCGAGGTTGTGGCATTTACGCCAGCAATTGTTACGGTAGCCCCCTCACCTGTACCAGATGCACTAATACCAGTTGAGGCAGTTACTCCAACTGACTGTACATAGTTACCAGTAGTTTTAGTACCTAGGGCAATACCATTATCCTTAACATTTACTGTACCAGATGAAAATTCTAGTGTAGAACCGTCAATGTTACTTGCTGTAAGAATTTGAGAAGTATTAGATGAGTCATAATTAGCAACCCAATAGTTGCCATTTTCATTCCATTCAATTACCGCAGAATCGTAGGACCGTCTGCGAACTGCTATACCTGCATTTTGAGTAGGTTGACCCTGATCTGGTGTATTTTCAGAAAGTAGAACTACATATGCATCACTAGTTCTAACATTACCTTCTACAACTTGGGTTGCTGCAACAAGACTATTAACTGAAAGTGTATTAACATGCAAGTTGCTTGCAGCAGCAGAATCAATAATACCTATAAACCCACTGGTGCTTAGAGTTCCAAAGTCTGCAGAATCAACATGTAATTGACTAATATGAGCTGAGTCAATATCAGCATTAGCGGAATTAAGTTGACCAATATAAGCAGAATCAAGTGTAGCATTATCGACATCCATTGTTGCTACATTAAGCTGTGTAACATAAGCGGAATCTATAATACCATCACGTAGACGTAGCTGTCTTATGTCAGCTGAATCTACATCCAATTGACTAATATGAGCCGAATCTATATCCGCTTGAAGAACATTAAGTTGATGCATAAATGCAGAATCAACATCTACATCTTTAAAATTTAATTGTGAGAAGTACGCAGAATCACCAGCAATTTGACTTACATTTATTTGACTAAAATAAGCTGAGTCAACATTTACTTGAGATGCGCTTAACTGTACTACATACGCTGAATCAACATCTAGTTTATTTACATTAATCTGATCAGCATATGCTGAATCAATGTCAGCCTGAGAAACATTAAGTTGACCGATATAGGCAGAATCCAATACAACATTATCGGCATCCATTGTTGCTACATTAAGTTGTGTAACATAGGCCGAATCAATAATACCATCACGTAGACGCAATTGTCTTATGTCTGCGGAATCTACATCTAATTGATTTATAGCCGCGGAATCAATAGATGCATTTTCTACCCAAAGAGTTCCCCATTTATCTGTTTGACCACCCAGATCATGTTTATTATTGGGAATAATTGCTGAACCTACTTGTGCTTGAAAAACAACAGCATCAGTATTAGTATCACCAATTGTAACAAGGCTTGCATTACCAGCCTTTAGAGAAGAAACACCATCTACTATAAGATTGCCTTTTACTGATAGATCTCCGTCGATATACGCGCTGTCTGCGTGCAGGAAATGAACATCTAGTACATCTACATAGGCGGAATCTATATCAACTTGAGAAGCATTTAATTGGCCTACATAGGCAGAATCTGCTTCGAGATTTGATGTCCAAATCCGAGTATCAACATTAAGTTGACCATCAAAATGACTTACAAAATTACTATCAGAAAAATGTGCACCCGGAGTCCACAAACCGGTGTTTTGTATAGAATCAAGTTTTGCGTCTAGTTCATTAATTGATTGTACAACGTCAACTGCATCGGTAGTCAAAGAGGTGATATCACCAACTGAATCAACTAATTGATTAAATCTTTTTCTGTGCGTATTAATTGTATCACTTAATTGCACGAAAGGTATTTTTGTATTATTAGCCATTTGTACCGTTCTCTAATAGTTTTTGCAACATCAATTTTATATCACGAACATCATTTTTTATTTCATCTATTTCTTCACGCTGTTCAGCTTCTTTTTGTTTCATCAACTGACGTCTATTGTGTTTCTCTTTATTTATATTAACTATAAGCCCAGTTTTTCCGTCTCGAGCTAGATCTGGTTGATTATCAATAGGTATCAAATTTCTTTTCATTAAGAAGTTGCCACAATTCTAAGGTTTCTAAAGATAGGAGGTTGTGCTTGGTTTTTAGTGTTAAAAGTAATTTTAATCTGATACTCTTTAAATGAAGTCAAGTTAAATGATGCAAATGCATATTCACTATACTCATCATAACTTCTATTGGTAGAAATTTCTGAATAAGATTTACCCTTTACATTTTTTACATCCTTACTAAATTCAACCCAATTCTTTTCATGAATATGGTCTTCGCCACCCTGAGATGTTCTATACCAAACTGAGAAATCAGATCCTACTGGTCTGCTTGCATCAACATATACAACTAATGAATCTGATGCATATTCTAAGAAATATGGTATAGTAATATGTTTAGAAGCAGTGGTACCACCATCAGGTTCTGTCTCAGATGTCCATGGTATAGTAGTAATTAAATTTCTACCATCAGTTGATGCGGAGTCCTGATAATCTACAAAGAAGCTTGTGGCGTCAAGTGTACATGTAGCTGCATTAAAGTATGGTGCAACGTTTGGATCTTGAGTTTCCATATAGACATCAAATAATGTAGATTCATTTAAACCTCTACCGCCAGCGGAATCTCCTGTAGTTGGTTGCTCCTGAGCATTAGATGCAATAACGTATGGATTTTTCAAATGTGATAAAATATTAGGTTCTACCAAAAGCCCCTGACGTTTTACATATGGAGTTTCAGAACCTGCAAAGCTGGAAGTAGTTGTTAAACTTGCTTCGGTGTTTAGTGCAGTTCCTCGAGGTGTTGTATATTGTATGTTAAATAACATTTGAGCAATTTCATATTGCTCTGTAGCACTTAAACCCGTGCCACCAGCTCTTATGGTTTCAGTTGGGTTTGAACCTGCATCCATTTCAAATGAATACCCATATGGATCTACAGCATTAATTACTCGAGGACCTAAGATAGCAGCACCACTTACACCATTAATAGTATCAGCACTGTCAAAACTATTTACACCGTCTGAAAATAATTCTACTTTATCGCCAACTCTAAATCCGTGTCCAGGATGGTTTACCTTTAGAGTAGCATCACCTTGTGTGAAATATAAAGGATCATATGTATATCTTGCTTTATTATCAATATTTGTAAGTTCTGTTAGTTTCTTTTCTGGGGGAATATTGGTATTAATTCTTGCTCTAAATTGTTTACCAGTTTCAAATTGAGCTTTATATATCTTAAATGCAATGTTTTTATTATTATCAGCTTCCCATGAAATATCATTTGATGATCCATAGAAGCCACCACCACCAGCAGATGTAATATATTTCTTAGTATTAGTGCCTGTGATAAACTCTCCGCCTTCTGCAATCCACATTTCATATGCACCGATTGGAGCTGAAGTGTAAAGACAGAAACTCATATACATTTGTTGTGGTATTAAAACAGGATTATTAAATTCAAATACTACTTCAGTATTTTTATTAAAAGTTCTACTTGCATTAGTAAAAGCAGAAGCTGGCATAGTGACTCTAGAACCTGGAACAAATTCAAGAGAAGAAGGAATCCCACCTTCTGTTACTGGTCTAAGTTCAAGAGTAATAGGTAATGATGCATGTGCCTTTGCAAAGAAAATACCAATCTTGGTAATAACTGTAGGTTCTGGCACCTTAAATACTTGAGCCGCAGGATTTCTTTTTTCTGTAATATTTAAAAGACTAGTCATTTAATTACCCCAACCATAACTGCCATTACTGGATACTTGTACAGCGTTGTCGTCGTTTACAAGCTTTTCTTCTAATGCCTTGGCTTGTGTGTCAGTATAAGCATTATGCCATTTATTACCAACTCTTACTGACAATAATGGCGCTGTATAATTATCATCTTTATTGCTACCTGATGGAGTTGGTGAATGTGTGTAAGCCACCCAAATAGGAGTTGTAGTTACATTTGTCTTGACCCAGTAATTTTGTATCTGACCAAATGCACTAAATTTAGATACTCCATATGAAGTTGAATTTTCTTTGACAGCTGTTGCAACATCAGTTACTACAAATTCTGTACCATCATATTTTGTGGGCCAATTAAGTGTACTATTAGATTGTAAATAAAACAACCCGTAAATTTTTCCGGTATTATCGGTTTTGATACCATCACCATTTGAGCTCGTGGGACCGCCCTGAGCAGAAGGATATGCTGTATCATTAATATATGAATCACCAGGTTCCTTTAACTTAGAATTTCTTCCTGCATTAGTAAATGTGGTTTTGGCAACACCTGTCTTTACATAAGTAGTAACATTTTTACCACCAAAGAAAAAATAATGCGGTATGTTTGGTCTTAGCCCCTCGAATTCAAAATAGATAAACTGAGGTCTCTGAATTGAGATCTGATCAAAGCCTATATTTTCATCAGAATAGGTAGTAACCGTTTTATTTTTATAGTATCCATGACTCATTTTTTATTTCCTTAATGGTGTTACCGGTGATAGGACGGTAGCTGCTCTCCGTTAAACATTGGCGGCGGTCCTGAAGGTTGCGTAAACCCAACCGAGTTACTTATGGTTACTGTTACTCCATCTGGATCAATAAATGATTCCTCTTGCTCGGAGATATAATTTTCATCTACTTTCCTTCTTTCAGTCCAGATATCGGCCTGTGGTGTTAACTCTCCAACACCAATTGTTCTACCAGTTTCAAATTGATTTACTGCAATATAACTGGTAGCAGAATCCATACTCCAGTCAGCAACGGTTTCTGTATATACTGGCCAGATTGTATCTCCTTTTCTTATTACATCAGAAGATGCATCTGAATCATAAGTGGTGCCGATTTGTCTCTTAAATTGCAAAGGAGCCAAAATACCATAACCAGTATAAACAGCTGATCTATTATCATCATCATCCCATGAGGTCTGTGCAAGGTTGTTAAATCCATCACCCGATAGACCCTCAGTCTGTCTGACATCAGTTGGATTGTCGGGGTCATACACTGTTAGTTGAGAAAGTTTCCATTCGGTCTGACTTAGGGTCGATATAGCCTCAATATTAGTCAGTCTACGTTCCATACTTCTTATGTCGGACATTTTAAAGCCACGATTGTCATAAGTATATGTGTTAAGATCTTTATGGTCAATGGTATATGGAGCCAATGTAACCTTATGCAATATCATATGGGTTGGATCAATATCTCTAGGTTCTAAGAGTCTAAAGCTTGATGTGCCTTGATGAGAATGCAACCTACCGTCAGGTGCCATTGTTATCATATCAACTCTTGGTTTCCAATATTCCGCAGTGCCTATAGTTAATGTATCTGTGTTGCGCGGTATGCGTTCAATTCTGGCTTGACCGGTATCAAAGTTACCAGATACTGGATCTTGAATAGGTCTCATATCAATAACATCGGTAAGTCTTTGTTTAATGCCAGTAGATGTAGTATAAACAGGCACTTTATCATATGTAAGACTTGGATAGGAAGCCTTACCACCAAAATACCCAGATCCAGAAGGTGCTGCACCATGATCAAAATATTGATATACAACTGTAATGGTACCTGCAGGTGCTGAAACTCCTGCCTTTAATTTACCGCCACCTGCACAATAGAAGTTGTCTCTTTGACCATTGTCTTTTAGGAATTTATACATTATATCTTCACCAGATGTATCATCTGTAATACTAATGAATTTATAAATGTCAACCTTGTTAAGTTTAAATTCATTGTCTGAATTTAAAGAAAGACCAGCCTCAGTTGTGTTGGCAGAAATTGTTTTGACTTTTTGTGTTAGTGTTGTATTTTCATATGCCAATACTGTAATAGCTGAGTTAAATGGCAACCCACTTATAGAAGCAGATAGACCATCTCCAGCAATGGTAATAGCTGCTTCAGAGAAAATTTCTCCACTGCTGTCTACTGTAATCAGCCATTGCTCAGCATCAGTAAGAGTATTACTACCGGTAGAGTTAATATTTGTTGCAACACCAGCACCACTTGTAGTATCGGTTTTTATTACACCAATAGTAGTAGTTAGATTAGAAATAGTCTGTACTCTATCCCTTGTTAAAGGGAACAACAGATTATCATCGGCTCTGTCATAGATGTCAGTAGATCCCAAAACAGATACTAGGTTAGCATGGTTATCAGAATCTGTACCTAATGATATTACATCTTTAATACCCTTTTGAGCATCGGTAATTCTTACATCAAAAACATGAATTCTATATTGATTGTTATATTCATCGATTTGTCTAATTCTTGCTGTACCAATGTTTACACCAGCAGCTGAATCAAAAGAACTAAGTTGATATTGATTTGATCCGGTCTTGTCAATGGTGTATAAATTAACAACAGAATAATCATCTATTTTACCAAGAAGTCCCCAGGCACTATCTGCAAGGAAATAACTACCATAGCGTGCCGAAACAAATTCATTGGTTTCTGTGTGAATGTCGTTTACAAGAGATCTTGGTTTTTCAACACGTTGTGTGTTAAAAAACTTACGTGTAATCTTTTGACCTTCAATAAATGCAGTACCGCCTGTAACTGAATATACCAAATAATTATCATCGGTAGAATCATTTTCTACAGTAAGGCTTAATTCTCCACTTGTATTTCTTTCAATAAAATTACCACTTATTGATTTTGTACGTTGATTTATTAGATCGCCAACATAATTTAGATTATTGTCTTTTGTTTTTACAAGAGTAAACAATCCTTTGGTTACATGATATAGTTCAAAGAATGTAGAACCTGCAGGTGCTTGTGATTTAAGACCTAATGTAAGAGTAATTTTATATCTGTCGGCACCAGGTGATGTGAGGTTTGGTGTGGTACCTGAATTATCATATAGAGCTACATTGTCGCCAGAAGTAATTATTTCTTCATTTACTCTAAAACCAACAATACCTGATCCTGTAGGAGAATACTTATCAATAACTAAAGTTTGGGCTTCAACCATAATCATATGGCCAGCAGCAAATGATTCAAAACGAGGAGTATCAATAAGAGTACAAGTGCCCACAACATCGGTACCAACTTTTATAGTTACCGATCCCTCATCTGTTGTAATAGTGGCACCTGCTTGGAATCTTAAAGAATTAAGTTCAGGAGTTGTAGATGACGTATCAACGTTTGGTTCACCCTTACCCATTTTTACAATAAGTGTATCAGGGTCTGTAACTACCACACCATTACGAGTTACGGTTTCTGATGGTATAACAGCCTTTACAGTTGCATATAATGTGCCATCTGTAATTTCTGTACCAACTAAGGCTGATGGCGTTGCAATGTTTGAAAGGTTGTCTAATTTAATAAATGTAAAGGCGCCTTCATTGGGACCAGATGCAAGGCTTACGTTAGTATTAAGAATTGCACCTTCATTAAAAAGATATGTTGCAATACGTGCAATCTCAGATTGAATAATGGTCTGCATCTGAGTAAGTTCACGAGCCTGCAAAGCACGACCGTTATTAAACAATATACGATGAAAGTGATCACTGTCTCGATAGTCATCATTATACTGACTTAAAAATGTAGTTTGTGTATATTGAGTAGCCATGTTATACCTTTAAAGTTGTATTACAAGTTTGATGTCTTCAGTACCAAGTCTGTTACGTGTAGTTGCAGGTTGGTTGTTAATGAAAAGTACTTCACCAGAGTAATTATCTATATCAGGATTAAATGATGTATATCCATTTGCGCCTGCACCTGCTGGTAGGGTATCAGTGTTATAGATACCAAAAATAGATGTCGTACTTAGGTCATTGTTACCATCAATAGTAATAGTTTCACCAGAATCAAATGGTGTAAATCCTGTATATTCGTCTTGATGGTACCATAATGTATCTGAATCATCATACCATGTTAAATAAGCTTTGGCACCGGCATTTGTGCCAGTGGTTTGATTAATAAGTGTATTATCACTAAATGTTAATGCATATCCAGTAGATGGATCTCCAACGGCTCCTGCTGGCTTTGGACTAATTCTTAATTTTTTAAGACCAAGGCCTTCAGCATTTGTAAATAAATTATTTGAACCATATTGTCTTGGATTTTTAATAAGACCAATTTGTTTGTAATTTTGGTCAATTACGAACTTGCTATTTTGAGTGCCAGTGGGTTTAACGTTAAACATAATAGCTCTAGTTTTAAGATCAACTGTGGGATCGGCTCCCATACCAGAGTCTTGAGCGAATACAGGATAAATTGTAGGTGCAGCACCAGAAACCAAGTAAGTATTATCTACCTCAACATTGGCATATTTGTAATTACTACCCATATAGGTTGACAAACTACCATAACCAGTTGCTCCTGCATTAGCTGAGTCTCCTACCTCAACCGCCACAATAGTTGCGTTTCCTGAAGTTGCTGACATAATAGGTCTTGCAGTTGCACCAGAACCATTTCCAACTACAGTCAAAGATGGTGCTTGTGAATATTGTGCTGCAGCACCAGCTTGATTAGCAACGACTCTATACCCAATAATTTGCCCTGCAATGGCTGCATCCTGTACAGCTTTTTGTGGAGCTTCAGGTGCAGTAGCAGCTGCAGAATCAACATACTTTACGGGCATCCACGTATCAGTAAGATAGTTGTTAGCATCAGTTGTTGTAATAGTATAAAGATATTTCCATACATATCCATCAGACTCAATAGGCAATGTGGTATCAGTATGATCAGGTTTTACCGTTGATTCAACATGTGTACCAACCGCGTTTTTACCATGCCTAATACAAACATATACATTGTTATCATTTGTACGTACATAAAATCTTGGGTCCTGTTGAAGATTATCAGCATATTGAAAATACTTAGTATTAGTACTCCAGGTTTCAATAGGTACTACAAATGATACAGCTTCGGCTAATTTTACAGATTGAAGAGACATTCTAAAACTACGTTCATCCCAATCAGATGGATCAGGATCATATACTGAGTTTGTACCCCCAATTTCTATATTATATGGTTGAGATTTACTTAAACCAATGTAATAGTAATTATTTGAATCACCAATGTTTTCAACATTGTATTGATCAAGCAAATCCTGTATAAAAAGTTTTTTTAATTTTTTAGTAATAATTGCTACCATGGTTTATCTCTTATGTAAATGTTAAGTATGTAGATGTTGGATCGTTAAGAACTATCCATTCAGTTCCATCCCACACTAATGAAGCTGATCCATACCTTGCTACAGCAAATGTATTATGTGGTCCTAAGTTACTACCTGTCTTAGTAATTGTTGCCGTGCCTGTGTTTTTATTGACAAAGGTTTTCTTTTGACCTACTGTAGTACCATTTGGCATGGTTGCGGCAATTGATGCACTGTGATTAAAAATAGTAAGGGGGGATTTCATATATGCCGCTAGTGTAGGAGCAGCAGAATCAATAGAATTATTACCCAATACTAAAGATGAATTAAGATTAATTTGTCCAGTGCCCTTAGCATTAATATCTAGGCCTACGTTAGTATCACTACCAACAGCAGCAATTTTTGGTTTATTACTTGTTGCTGCATTAGAAACCTGAATTGAATTAGCCGAACCTACTGTTACAAATCTAATAATGTCAGATCCTGCAGAATCTCTTAGAGACTGTTGAATATTGGGTCTATAAATTGTCGGACTAGTAAGTGTTTTATTGGTTATGGTTTGTGTATCGGTCGTACCAACCACAGCACCAGAAGGAATTGCTTTGGCAGAAGCTGCACCATCAACAACTCCAGAACCATTAGTAATTACAAAACTAGAAGCTGGCAAACCGGATATATCATTATCATCCGCACTAATGGTTTTATTAGTAATTGTCTGTGTTGCCGTATCAACTAATAATGTACCACCAGTATTTGGCAGGTCAATAGATACAAGTGATGTGCCTTCAACAAAACCAAGTCTTGTATTGTATGATAATCCCAAGAAGGTAACACCACTATCGGTTAATCTTGTTGATCCACCAACGTCACCACCAACGGTCGAATACAACTCAGCAAAGTTTTCATTTATTTTGGTACCAGCAACACGTAATGTATCACCTGTGCCATCATTAGCAACTGTACCTGTGTTAATAATTTGTCTAGCCATTTATCTGCCTACCAATTTTCTTTGTATTATTTATACTACCACCACTGAGTAATTCCGTGATATCCTATGGAATCTGTACCAACTAATGCTCTACCTATAGAATCAAAATCATTTATACTATCATATTTTGTATACCATTTATTTTGATCAAACCTAGAAGTCAAAACACTTGGTTGTGATAAAGTATTGTAGGGTAAAATATGTTTTCTTATCCAATTATCTTGTTCAAATGTATTAGAGTTATTACCAGCTTTAAAATTTAAAATAGCCTGCACATCATTTGTACTTACTGTTGCTGTATTTGTAATATCAGCTTTTTGGTATATACCCACCAATTCCTGTAAAAAGGTCCAGCGTTCAGGCAATGATGTAGCACCATTTACTAATGATGTTATCTGGGCTGCAACACTGTCATAAAAACCGTTTCCATAATCATCCTCATCCATAAACACAGCATCACTAAATTCCGCATCGGAATTTGTATCACTATCATCAAAGGTTACACCACTAGGATCAAAGAGTTCTTCAAGATCAAAACCTTCAAAAGCTTCCAAGCCATAATTTTCAAGATCATCAATTTTTTGATATACAACTTGTCTTCGGAATCCCATTATTCTTCCTCGATTGTTGTTACACTTACATAGGCATCAGGCTGGGTAGTAGCAATTGATGTAGATGCTGTAAATGTAGTAAGTTCTTCGCCTGGACCAAATTCCATAGTATAACTTATACCCTCTTCTTCAGAGAATGGTGTAAATAGGCCAACATTGGTATCACCATCATAATCCCAGTTTTCATTTACAACTTCAATGAGAACCTCTGATCCAATATAAAAACCTGCTGGATGAGCAAAGAGTTTATAAACATCTACCCACTGATCAATAGGAATATTAACCCTAATCAAAATTGAAAGTACTTGATATAATTTATCATCAGTAATATATTTAAAGGATTCGGGTCCGAGTGTTGAAGCAGGTTGCTTAATCTGTTCGCCGTTAGTATTTGTGGCATTTAATTCATAATCAATTTCAGGTCCAACTTTGAAAATACTTTCTTTAGGATAAATGATTACCGGGTCTACACCAAAGAATCCCCTAAAAAATTGTTCAATGGAATACTTAGTACCTTTAGAACGATATAAAAGATTACTAAATTTTATGGCTTCTCTTTTATTGAGGAAACCACCAAAGTAGGCATTACCTAATAATAATTCATCTTCTAAAAATTCAAGCAAAGATTCTGAAACAATAGTTACATCTCTTTTTTCATTTAGTCTGTGTATCTTATCTTCAAAGCCATCCTGCTTATCTAACCACTCATAGTATAGTTCCAATAAACGAATTAGCTTAGGATAATCATCTTGAAAGTAAGCAGGCAGAAGTTTTTTTACTTCAGACCTGTGAAGATTTAAATTATTTCTTTTATTGTCTAAAAGTGTCTTATCGCCCGAATGACTCATTTAGTTCTCCGCTGTTACCAATACAGCATTCACCGAAGATCTATTTGGATCATAAACCAAAAGATCGTTTCTAATTGGCGTAATGGCACTTTGGTTTGCAGGCACTGCTGACAAAGCTATTTGAGTATCTGTACCTGAAATAGTAGATGGAATAAAGTAATCAATAGTAACTTTGTTATCCTGCCAGGTACCAACACCCTCTAATACGGTGAGCCCTGAACCGGCATTAATAATATTGATTGTTCTACTATTAAGAGCATTTCTCAATTGGCAGTTAATACCATTGTAAACAAAAGTATTACTTGTTATAATATATTGATCATTATCGGGTTCTGATAATGGCACTGGATATATAATTTGTTGTACATTTGATATAGCGGTAGTTGACAGTGTAGTGCGAATCGATGTATAGTTCTGTGATGAGAAATCCAAAAGGAAATTGGCCGCGCCATTATAGTTTCTTGAATTTACTAGTTTGACAACATAATCAAGTTCGGCACCTGTAAGATTGCCAGTATCAGTAATATTATTAATTACAGTTACTAGATTAGGATTAGTTGGGGTAAATCTTCTCTGCATTCTAATATCAGCACGAGATGATAGCACAGCAGTGTTTACATCATCAATCAAAGATAACATATTTGATCTTCTAAATGAACTATTAAAAACACCCGTAGTATTAGTAAAATAATTGCTGACTACTGTGTTTACTTCATCTTTTACAGTATTAGATGTTTTATCGGTTTTAGTTGGGTTGAATTGGAAATATGTGTCAACCTCAATATAAGTAGTAACAGGATCTGCAAATCTTAGATTAAATGACGCTACAGCAAGTTGTTCGGCAAGACTTACTATACCTTGTTTAACTGATTGTATTGTACTATCTGAAATACCATCCTCAAATAGTATAGAAGTGAACACGGCACCAAATTCAGGCTGAGCTGCATCTTCACCACCCCAAGAAATAATATCCTTAATGAGTGAGGAATAGTTTTTAAGAATCAAAGACGAATAGTCAGCAGCTGTCACCATACGGTTTTGAGATGCATATGAGAATGGAGCATTTTTTCTAATTGATTCTATAGATTCTTTTGGCTTGCCACCAACACTTCTTTGAAGGGTCGTAGTAATCAAATCAACTGTAATTGAATTATCACCACCTGTTGTATATTGTTGCGCAGCAGTAAATCTATTAGCACCATTCGCTTCAGCTCCTGAAGTGGAAAGATAAATCACTTCTATCTTAGCACCTGATGTGGGAGCAATACCAAACGTATTACCATCACCAAAAGACAATTCAAAATAACCATTAGGTGATTCTCTTAAGATGTAAACTTTGGTACTTGCGTTAATAGTTGTTGCATTAAGAATATTTGTATAGTCTGTAAATTCACTTGAAGTAGCATCTGGATAAACCCTTACGGTAACACTATCGGCAAATAAACCTGTATCTGGAATTACGTATACGGGATTATCCTGATATTCACCTACAAGAAATGTTTTAGTTTTAAGTGTGCCCTCATAAATTGTAATTTCATTAAGACCAAGATCAGTCTTAAATTCATAAAAACCATTTCCATCATCAGTAGCAACATATGGCTCAATTGTAAGAAATGTATATGTTTCATTATCAACTGTTGCATTAAACTGAGTATAGGCCGGAAGAGTTACTGGTGATTCACGTGGTGTAGTAGAAGTTGTATAATATACTCTAACACGGCCCTGAGAAGCTGTTGCAGAGTCGGGTATGTAACCAATGCCTTCTGCCAAAGAGATAGCGGAACTTCTTAATTGAGCAGTTGATAAGTATGATTCATTAAGAGCAAAGTTTGCCAAGAGGCCATTCATATGTGTATTATGTGCCAACACATCTAGAATGTTTGAAAGACCGGATGCTTCGAAATCATAGTCCGCAAACTCTTCACTATTTTGCAAATAGGTTTTTAGATTATTCTTTAAAGAATTAAAATCTAATGATGATGATTTTATTGTTGTTGCCATACTATCTCAACCTTGATAAAGCAGTTGTTGTTGAAATTACTTCTCTACTATTCATTACTCTAAAAGTAACTGTCACATATATTGAGTTATAATCAGTACCATCTTGTATAGAAACGTCCAATACATTTGCACGTGGTTCATATACATTTATGGTTTTAATGATATCTTTTTTCAAAATAATATTAGTTGAACTACCAGCCAATTCAAAAAGTAGATTTATTAGGTTGCCACCAAAGTCGGGGTTAAATGGTTTTTCAAATTTGTTAGTAAGAAGAAGATTTCTAATGGCCTGCTTTACTGCGGCCGCTTCTTTTTTCTTTCTAAGTTCACCATTATCCTTAATGGCAAAGGTAAGATCAATATCAGAAAATGGCACACTTCTGGCGGCCCGTATTGTACCGACATTTAAATTACCATCTTCTGCTGATTTTACTCTTGTTACCATGTCTCAACCTTTAGTCTTATTTATAAGCTTAAATATGGATTTTCTCGTTTGCGATTCTTATTTATGTGAGGTACCCAATCATTTTCGACACTCTCACCCGCCCAAGACTCTGTTGCTTTCCACCACCTTGCTGGGCCCATATCAATGTGTATAAAGTTATATTCACCAGTCTCTGGATAAAACCCAAAGCCCTGGAAACCTACCGTAAGTGCATTGTTAATAAATAATTTCTTTTGATCATTAGACCAACCAGCAACACTTATATCAAAGGCTTTACCTTTTAAATGCTGAGAGGTTTTTTTTCTACTACCTTTAGTTTTGGGAAGTATACCTTGTGGTGTTGTATAGATTTGAAAGTTGCATAAAGACATAAGATCACTAAATTCGTTTTCAAGAATTTTAAGCAATACTTCTTCAGCATTATCAGATAGGTTTCTCAATACCCATTGGTCTTTAATATATTTACGATCAATAGTTGAATTCTTTATTGATACTTTATAATCAAATGTTTTATTATTTTTTATTTCTTCAGTATATGGTATGGGTGTAATTTCTTTCTTATTTGCTTGTAGTTCTATAAACTCGTTTTGCGATACTATCTCACCATTAAATTTGGTATTAATTTTTTGTTTAAAATCTCCCTGATAGTCCTGATTTAATTCAGGTAGATAGATAGCCATTCTAGCATTATATTCATCATCCACAATATTAATATTATCATATTCAAGAGAAATGATATCAAATGGTATTCTGTCTTTAAGAAATACAGCAAGATCATACATTTGGGTTGGATTAGATTTACCTGTGGTTTTATCAACAATATCATATATTACCAATCGACCCTTAATTTTTAAATCAGTGTCAGATCCGGTATCAAATATTTCGAATTCACCAGGTCTGTAAATACTTTCAACTGGTTTTACAATAAGATTTTTCAATAACGTTTTTTCATTATTAACTATTTCAAGTATGTTTGCATGTATTGTTAAATACTTTGCAATTTGTCGTTTGACTTCTTGGTCTCTGATAAAATCAATGTTTGTTGGATCTTTGGTACCCAAGAAAGTTGCCATTGTAATATTTTTTGACAACTTGGTACGAGACGTTATATCTCCGAGATTTAAATAATTAAATTCTGGATCTGGTATAATATTTTTAGTAGGAATTTTTGTAGATGTTGATACTGTATTAGTCTGCCCACTAGGACCAAATGAAGTAGTACCAACAACAGGCGATGTCTCTCTTTGTGTTGATCTACCATAACCAGCTGGTGTTTTTTCTTCAAAATAACTATTGTTGATTAATTGATTTTTAAGAATAAATTCAAGGAAGGCTTTGTTCTCAGCATTCTTTTTATTTCTAAGTCTTGATCTAATTAAGTCAGGTGTCACCTCATCAATATTATAGAGAATGCCACCAGTATCTACTTTAGGGTCAATTTTGTTTTTAATGTAATTATTATTGTCTACCTTGACCTTACGAATACCGCCATTAAGTTTTGTAAGATATTCGGCTACCGAAGATGCATCTGGTACAGCATAGTTTGCTGCATTTACATCCTCAATGTTTGCGGGCACAGCTGTATTTGTATTTGTCCAATTTTCTGCTGCTCCTGCCAGACCAGTTGGTGCAGCTCCTGCTGTAGCAGCAAATACTGATGTGTCTGCCGAAATTGCTTCATCAGCTCTACCTGTTAGATCTCCATGAAATGTTGGAGCCTTGACTCCTTGATCAAATACAGCTCCATTGCCGACAAAGTCAACAGCAGTACCGCCAATAATACCCGTGCCACCCTGCACAGTCATATTATTAGCAGATAGGTTCATATCGTCTGCAGACTGAGCCAAGATGCCCTCTGTTGTCATGTATAGATTTCCACCTACAAAGGTTTTCATATCATTCTCAACAAGATGAGTAGATACACCCTTTACCATATGATCATGATTGGCCAACATCAATTCTGTTACCTGTTGAGTATAGACCTCAAATGATGGGCCGTTTACAATATTCTCTTGACCAAGACTTTTTGATTTGCTAAAGCCACTAATGTTTTCAGTTTTGTTTCCTCTGGTCTTTACATTAAAATTCATACAATTTATGTTAAAATCACCTGTTACATTTAGTTCAAGGTTACCACCATAATTAATTGTACCGTCTCCAGTAATTGTAATAAATTGATCACCACCCGTAACTTGAATACTATTTTTAATTGTTGAAATAGAGATAGAACCATCCTTACCTATTTCTACACCTGCACCTGTAGTGTGTTTTATAATGATACGTTCAGCACCTGGTGTATCATCCATTTCAAAGCTGTGGCCTGAAAAGCTTTTTTGTACTTGATTAAGGGGATATTCAGATTGAATCAAATCTGTATTATCAATAGGTATTCCATCAATTGCGCCATTATAATAAAGTTCTGTCCTTTTATTACCTAAGGCTTCTTTAGAATAATTAAAAGCACCAACATAATCAATGGTGGGGTAAGTACCTGTAATATCTTCATGCTGATTATTTTTTTGATTCTGCGCTGCAGTTTTGGCTAGATTGCTTTTACTTAACATTATACACCGCCCCTTCTTAGTTCATCAAGTGTCAAGGAATCTCTTTCAAATGGGTTAAAAATATTTTTCTTATTAAATTTTGATTGAATGTAATTAGGTACATTGAGATATGGAAATGCTTCTTTGTTTATTTCATGATAACCAAAAACCTGTGTGCCCGGATAGTAATAATAAATGTTTCTAAGTATCTTTTCTAGAGTCGCATATTGGGCTTGATTAATACCCTTATCTCTTACGGCATGTTTATTAAAATCATAGTCTTCATAATATGGCGTAGTAGTACCTCCATCAATCATTATAATAATAGATCTCTTGTCATGATTTTTAGTACCACCAACATTAATAGATTCAATATTTACGGGTCTCACTCTTTCTATTATACCTGTTTTTAAAATATAATAGTGCCATGGAAACCCATTACTTTTAATATAGTCTCGGGCTTCATGATAATGAATGCTGTACATATCATTTGCTACATCAGATGGTGTACCAGTACAATCAATTATTACTTCAGTGAAAGCTCTCTTGATAGTAGATATTTCTGTAATTAATTCTTCTTCTGAAGATACTATATAGTCTAAGTAATAATCATATCCATTATTTACTGGATATCCATTTCTCCAGTCAACTTCTATTTTAGAAAGATCTCTTGATACTGGAGTTACCGAAACAGCAGCCTCTGATTTTTTATGTTGAAATGTTGACATTCTATTATCAATTTTTCTGACCCCTGTTACTAAATCATCTAGAGGTCTATCACTATATTTTTGTAAAATATTGACCGCTGCCAAAATATTTCCGTTTTGTATATTTGTAAAAATTGCTGCTTTATCTTTATCTTTTATTTTTATAGGAATACCATTCTTAGTTGCAAATTCATTAAGAATATTTGTGGCGGGGGCAAAGGATTTTTCAATAGCATTTTCAACCATTGAATTAAATCCAATGTTAAAAATAGATAGAGCTTCATTTTTAAATTTTATTACATCACTAGATACACTATTTAGAAGCCCGGCAAGACCTGGTTTTACTCCACTAGTGCCAGCGACAGTTGCAATTACATTGTTAAGGTTTTTTTCAAGAATTTCATTAATCTCATCTAGGTCTTCTAAAAATTCATCAAAGTTACTACCAGCAGCCTTTAGATCTACAATGGGCTTTGATACATCAACAACGGCTTCTTTAATAATAGAATTTATTTCATTTGCCTTAATGTCAGGTACAATAGATTTTAGCGATGATGATATTGCTTCTATTGACCCCAACGATATAACTTCATTTAAATTTGTTTCAACTGCAAGGGTAGCATTAGTAAGATTTTTACTTGTTTCTTTAAGCACTGTAGATGCAACAGGTTCTAGTGTTGCCTTCAGGCCTTTCATATTTGAAGTAAGCTTTGTGATTGGTAGTTGGCCTATAGATTGAGTCGGTATACTACCCTCTACGTTTTTAATCATATCACTAGAGGCATTTAAAGATATTATACCACCTATTTCCTCATTTACTTTAAGACCTGCCTTAGATGTATTTTCAAGTATTTGTTGGGCCTGGGCATCATTTAATTTTTCTTTTACAGAGTGGTCTAATTTTTTAGCAGTTGATGTTACGGTAGCCGCAATAAAGTTAAGATCATTTGACAGTGACATAATTATACTCCATTAATAGATGCTTCATACCAAGATAGGGCATCTGTTGCATATTTAGACCGTGTAATATACTCACTATCCTTATTAGCAGGGTTTTCATATCTATCAAGAAAAACCCACGTTGCGTTATTATCACCTTTAGGACCGTTTATTCTATTACTGTTTATGAGCCTACGATGCACATAAGAATATTCTGACGCATCAGTATCTTTACCACCTAATGAACCGTTTAAAGTATTAACCAAATAACCCAACTGCCCAAAGAAATCACTTTCGGGTAAATTTCTAAGGTTGGCATAATTTTTTAATTTATTCCATCTAAATCCTGCATTAGCACTATTATTCCATTGTGCCAAGCCATAAGAATTACCGTTGTCACCCAAAGCAGTAGGATCAAAATACACATTGTCCTTTGCATTAAAACTTTCTTTTGTGAGGTTGCCTACTATACCGGCAGCTTGTAATGGTGTATATCCATTTTGGGTAAGATAACTCATAATAATTACAGATTTTTTTACCATGGCTGATGAACCGTAACCACCAGCAGCCCTTTCAACTGTATTGTAATTCTTTATAAGATTATTGGGTTGTATAAACCCATCATGCTTAATAGTACTACTTGCGTCTACACTGCTGCTTGTGGAACCTCTATTGACAGTGGTTCTCAATCTTTGTTGGGTTGCTGATTCTCTTTCTGTGGTAAACATTGATCCTAATACAATAGGAGACTGTGAATTTTCACCATCTAAGAAAAACCCATAAACCCTAGCCGGTGGATGTATCTGAGGTATTTTACCAATACCTGATGTCCCGGCTTCTGTGGTGGGTATTAAAATGTCTGCCCAAGGTAAATTGGCATTATCAATATCGGGTCCATGAATACCAAATATTCTTACCTTAATCTTCCCAGGAAAATCTTTATTGATTTCAATTGCGGTACCTATAAACCAACGGGTCTTATCTCCATAATACATTATACTCTCCCGACCAAAGATTGATTCTCAACTACACGAACACCTACTTTAGATACTCTGTTGGCTAGTCTTGATACCTGAACACTTACTCTTGTTTTTTTATTATGGGGTGTGAATAGATGTCTTTTAGTAATTATTAAATGAGGTCCAGATCTTTTATCATCTGTTAAAGAATAATTATGTTGATTAGTACTTAAACCAGTATCTTGATTTACAGCAATGTTAACTTGGCCGCCTACACTTCTTGACGTATCAGTGGCCAGCCATATCATACCAGCCATTTCAATATCATAAACATTTTTTGTGAGATAATGCATAGTAGCATCTCTTACTACATCATTAAGAAATGAACGAGACTCATTTATACCTTTTTCTTTATTAGGCGCAAAGTTACTTGACTTGAGAGTAGTATACACCTGAGAATTATAATCACCTAAAGTCGGTGCTGATACATTTGTTTCATTCTGGTTTGAAGGATCAGGATCAAATACATCATCATCTACCAAAAAGCCCAATGCATTTTTATCAAATATATTTTCCAACCAAGGCACAATAAAATTTCTAAGATTCATACTTTGATTATAATACGTACCATCATTAGTATCAACGTTTTCATATCTAAACCCTAGACCGCCATTTTGAGCAAGTTTAAGTGTATCTTCTGCTGTAGAGTATGTTATTGAATATTTACTTATATTATACATCTGCTCTATAAAGTTACCAGAAGTATAGGACATGGTCGGATTAAACGTAGCTGCTCTATCTTTATTAAATGGTTCCTTTTCAAGTAGTGTTTCTAGATCGGTAAAAATAAGTTTATCACTGTGTATACTTGAATAGAGTAGATATGGCATTCCATGAGAAGTTGTAATTTTACCAAGAATAGCCTTTACTGCATCAAGAGGTTTAAGGAATGGTACATTATACCTCATATCACCCTGTACTGACTTTCTAAATGGATTACCGTCATTAAATTCAAAATCAATTTCTTTTTTAAGATTGTCTTTTAATATAGTTTGTATAATATCCTCGCCACTACCAAAATAAGATTTACTGATCTTCTGAACATAATTAAAATATCCATGGTCTTCTATAAGAGAAATATGATATACGGATGTACCTTCATTGTGTTTATTAAATTTGTTTATTCCATTAATGACAAAGTTTTTGGTAGTCGTAAACACATTTGATTCGGATTCAGTAAGAGGTGTAGAAATATTAAATTGAATTCTTTCAGTGCCAATGATGCCAGGCATTTCAAAAAGATTAAGATCGTCCACATATATCATCTCAGCCGTAAGATATGCCTTACCTAGATGTTCATATATACTAAATTCACTTATACCCTCTTTAATGTCAATTTTATTATCAACATTAGGATTATCAACCGACATGCGATTTGTATAAAAGTATACTGAACCTAAATCAAAAGATTCTGGCGTCAAATAGGCCATGTTAAACCCTTAAAAGTTTATTAAATTGTAAATGCAGCTGTCGTGCAATTCGTGGAAGAAAAACATTTATTTGTCTTAATTCATCATTTTCTTTACGTAGTTGTTGGCGGTATGTTACTCCACCAGCACCTGTTGTATCTCCAACAAATTGGGATATATTAACTCCACCAGTATTTAGTACATCCAGATCAATCCATTCCCCATCTGCATTTTCATAATGATGAATACCAAGAGTTTGATCCTTTACTCCTACAACTCTAAAGTTGGGAATAGAACTTGGTACCTGGTTCCAATTGTCAATATTGTCTTCACCTGGATCTGAATATAATCTGTCACCTGCGTTAATTGTAGTAGATGAAATAAGAGCATCAGCAGTTGCTGTATTAGCACCAACCTGAGGAGATGATAAAGTAATTGTAGGTATAGATGTATAATCAGTGCCTCTGTTAGTAATGGTAACAGCTGTTACTGATCCATTGGCAATTGTTGATTGCTGTTGCGCCTTCACCATTACCACCTGTTATGGTTACTGTGGGAGGGGATGTATATCCAGAACCTGGATTAGTAATATTAATGTCTCTGATCTCAGTTGCTGGCTCTACAATTAATTGTCCAAGCATGAGATTTTTCTCTATGATCTTACCTTTAAAGCTTGGATATTCTACGGTGTTGTAATCACTAGATGCAACCCAATCACCTTTATACATTCCTACTGCTATGTTGTTATCAGTCTGAATTGCTTTGTGTGGGTAGAATTCGTTTGCCTTTTCAATCAATTCAGATTCATCTAGCGGCCAGCCACTTACTCTTAACTTATCATTTAAAAGATAAAATAGATAATAATATTCAGTTGTGCCATAAAGTTTGTAAGAAAGTATGTCCGGTCTTTCGCCGTCCTGAATAAAGTATTCTGAGTAATAACTTAAATCATCTTTAAATTCATCAACAAGATCTATATAGGTGGTGATATTATCAAATAAAACATTTGATGTCTCTTCACCAAAATTATAGGTTGTAATTGGAAAATTAGCAAACATTGGCATAGTTTAAAACTTTCTAAAAGGTAGATTCTAATGGAGCGGGCTTTTTAATATCAGTAGCATTCATGGCACGTTCTTCAACAAAGGTTAAAGAGATATCTACTTCCTGAGGAGATCCATCTGTATGAAATGCCATAGTGTTTGGGTTATAAACAGCTTCAAATGATTCTAAGAAACATGGCAGAATTTCTGTTCCTATCTTAGTCCAGGTTTCTCCATATACATCTTCACCAAGATAATACATTTCAATTTCCCACTTGCATGGGTATTCTAAACCAGCAGACATACCCTCAAAGTTTAAAATTTCATTTCCAGCTGATGTAGCACCAATGCCTTCATCTTCACCATCAAATATTTTAGAATCATCAGTTAGAGATGGATACATATTTTTTCGAAAGAAATAAATTATGTCCTTTATCCTTTGAGACTCTTCAGCGGTGCGGGGTATCAACTTAAATGTAAATCTAAATGATCTTAGAGCAATGCCATTTAAAATATTTCTTTTATTTGGATTTACGGCAATGCCTGTTGCTGATGCAACCGCACCTGAAACCTCTGGCATACTAGCTTTTTGGGCTGCTCTTTGTACAGCAAGTGAAGTGGCTGTATTACCAAGATTGCCATTAAACAAAGCTCCAAGTGTCTGCCCAACCATTTTAGACCCGGCATCCATCATAGTGCCTACACCAACGTAAGCACCCATAGCAGCTGCTCTGGCTCCCATAAAGGCTGCTCCACCAAGCATACCTAATTCAGGCTGAGTATAATCAATTTTATCTGCAATTTGTATAGATTGTGGTAAAAATAATTCAACGGAGCCTTTAATTGTTTTGTTGTTTCTTAACTTTTGGGAGTAACTTATACCTTTATGTTTTTGCACATCAATAGATTGTTGTGCTTTCTTAGCTAGATCTTTATTTGGGATAAAGCTTTCATTTGGAATATTCGCTTGCACCTGGCTGCCAAATACTGAAACACCAGCATCCCACAATCCTGCATAGCTTTCTTGGGTAGCTCTAAACTGAACTTTGGCCTTATAGTCACTATTATTTTCTATTGGAAAGTTATATGACAAATTGCCTTCTGTGATTTTGATACGCAACGGTTTTTATCCTAATAAATATTAAAAAACTTTAAAGTATTTATAAGGTAATTATGGCATATTCTGGAAGATATAAGGTAAAGAACAGAACCAAGTATAAAGGTGATCCAGATAATGTAATATTTAGATCTTTATGGGAGAGAAATGCTTTTAAGTGGTGTGATGAAAATTCGTCAATACGTTCTTGGTCATCAGAAGAGGTTGTTATACCCTACTTCTATGAAGTCGACAAAAAGTATCATCGTTACTTCATGGATCTCAAAATTACCTACAGTGATGGCAAGACTTTTTTAGTTGAGATCAAACCAGAGAAAGAAACATCCCCACCAGAGTTCAAGGGTCGCAAGACAAAAAAGTATATCTCTGAAGGAATGACATACATAAAGAATATGAATAAATGGGCTGCAGCTCAAAACTATGCAGCTGATAGAGGTTGGGGATTTCAGGTTTGGACAGAGAAAGAATTATCTTCAATGGGTATTCTGCCCAAACCAAAAAGAACTCTTAAACCTTTAAAACCCCTAAAAGTGAAAAAACGTAGATAAATAATGGTATGTCAAATTTATTTTACAAATTAGAAATGGAAGCTTTCCGCAACGGGATTACACCACGAACTCAGGAGTCTCGTGAATGGTTTCGTCGTAAGGCTTCGGCTATGAGAAGTGTAAATAGAAACGCTCTTATGAAAGAAGAACCAATACAATTGTCGAATAGACAAATCGTTGGTTCAATGTATATGTTTTTCTATGACCCAAAATTAAAATCAACTCTGCCCTACTATGATAGCTTTCCTTTAGTGATTGTTATTGGTCCCGCAGAAAAGGGATTCTTGGGTCTCAATCTTCATTATCTACCACCAATACTAAGAGCCAAGTTCTTGGATAGTCTGTTAGATATTACGAATAACAAAAGATATGATGAGACAACTAAATTTAATGTTTCATATAATCTACTAAAGAGAGCCGGTAAATATAAACACTTTAAACCATGTGTAAAGCATTATTTAAATGAACATGTCAGAAGTAGATTTGCCAGAGTAGAAGCTCCTGAGTGGGAGATTGCTACATTTCTTCCTACCGCTGATTTCCAAAAGGCTGGTAAGAACAAAGTATATTCTGATTCAAGAAGGAAAATCTAATGGCTGGTACAGTTGATCAGTTTAAAAGTTTAGTAAGTGCTAAAGGTGGCCTTGCCCGTAATAACCTATGGCGCGTAAAGCTTCCAAGCCTTCCTGGGGCTAGATCTGAGGAAATGAATATACTTTGTAGGGATGTTCAATTACCTGGTAGGCAGATTACTACCAATACTTTTAATTATGGTTTAATACAAGAGCGTGTTGCCAATGGATTTTTAATTCAAGATGTGTCTATGACATTCCATGTTCTTAATGATTATGGTGTAAGGGAATATTTTGAAACATGGCAAAACCTTGCAACAAACACAAATACATATGAAGTGGGTTACAAAAAAGACTATTCTAGAGATGTTGAAATAGAACAGTTTAAAAAAGTCAAGAGCCTACCTCAAAGATATAGACAGGAATTCTCAAGTGGTATAGGAAATGTTCTTCCTAAAATTTCTGACTTTGAACTTGGCGAAACTATTTTGGGTCTTAATGATCAACTAAACGATCTTGTGATCTATAAATGTAAACTTATTGATGCATTCCCAACAACTATGAATGCAATACAATTAAACAATGAGATGGATGGTATAGTTGAATTAAATATTCAATTAAGTTTTACTGACTGGAAAGCTCCATTTATCGTATCTCCATCAAATCTTAAAGATGCTTTGACTAGTACAATTAGATCTAACATTATAGGGTTTGTAAATAATATTTTTTAATTAATGAGGCTTTGAAATGGCTCTACCCAAACTAAACAATTATCCTAAATTTAATACAGTATTACCTTCTCTCCAACAAAAGATTCATTTTAGACCCTACAATGTAGGTGAAGAAAAAGTATTGCTTATGGCATTTGAATCTGATGATAGTCTAATGGCAGCTCAGGCTATTCTTGATATAGTAAAACAATGTATCGAAGAAGATATAGACATTAATAATCTATCGACATTTGACGTTGAATATATGTTCTTACAGATTAGATCAAAGTCAGTTGGTGAGACAAGTACTATCTTGCTGAGATGTGAATGTGAGCATCCCAACTCAGTTGATATTGATGTATCTACTATTAAGATTGAATCAAAAGAATTTCCAAATCCAAAAATCAAATTAAATGATGATATTGAATTGGTAATGGGATTTCCAAAATATAAGGATGCAATTCAAAAAGAAAAGATCCTAGAAGGTGAAAGCTATACTGAGATTCTTTATAACTTATCTTTGATGTGCCTACAAACACTTCATACAGAAGATGATACATTCTTATTTAAAGATGAACCGGAAGAAGAAATTAAACAATTTATGGATAGTCTTTCTACTGATCACTATCAAAAGATTTTGGAATATGTAAACAATCTACCATCATTGAAACATGATGCAGAATTTACTTGTGAAAAATGTAAAAAAGAGAATAAATATACATTACAGGGATTACAGGATTTTTTTTAATAGCTCTCTCACATGACACACTAGTGAATTTTTATCAAGTGAATTTTCAATTAATGGAGAACCATAACTATTCACTCAGCGACATAGAATCGATGATGCCATGGGAGAGAGAAATTTATGTAAATCTATTGATCGAGCAAATGAAAAGAATAGCCGAAGAAAGAAAGGTTGCGCAGGGTATTTAAATGAGTTTAACAAACCTAGCCCAGAAGCTCGAAGAGCAAAAGAAACTTAATGCCGATACTCTTGAGGGCATTAATCGTGTCGGTGATGGTGTTGAGGGACTCAATAAAAACTTTACGGCCTTTTTAAAAAGTCAAGACAGAAATAAGTTTGATCAACTAGAGGCTCAGAATAAAAAACTTCAGGCGCAGAAGGCAAGTTCTAGAGTAGACAAATCTTCGGGTGAAACCAGCAGACCCTCAATGGGTGCTTTGGCTCAAGGTGCTTTGGGCCTAGCAGCAGGTGCTGCAGCAATAAAAGCTTTTGTAGATAAATTGGATTCAAGACAAAAGACAGAGGTCAAAGAAGCTGTAGAAACTGTATTGAATCCATTAGATCAAAACATTACCTTAAGTATTGCCAAAATTAATCAAAGATTAAATGATATTCAATCTCAGAATTCAGAGATTAAAAAAAATACCAAGGTTCCTTACACAACACCTAAGGTATCAAAGGTTACACCTACACTTAAACAACCATCGCCGGTTACAAAAGTAACACCAACTTTACCAAAACCAATTCCAAAAGTAACAGTTGATTATCAGGGGAAAAAATTAGATCTCCAAAAAAATGTTGGTACAAATACCTTTAGGGATGCTACTGGAAAAAATTACAGTGTAAAGAATGGTAAAGTTACTAGACTTACAGGTGGTGCCGATGCAATGGTTGTTAGAAAAGAAGCACAGGCGTTAGCCCCTCCCGACACATCTAAATCCGCGGTTAAAATAGATACAACTACCACTAAGCCACTAGTAGCAGATCCTACCAAGTCTATTGATCCAAACCGTAGATTCACCGCTATGAATGATGAAAGAGGTAGAGGAAATAGATATAAAAATTATGGTATGATGATAAGGAACAGAGTAGGGGCAACAGCTTTTGTGGCTGCTCTTAATCCAGTTGAAGCTGCAGCAGAAACAGCCGCAAATGTATTAGCTAAAGCCCAAACGATCACAAAGGGAAAATACAACCCTCTCAACAATATGATTGGTAGAACTCTTGTGAGTGGGGTATCAATACCTGGCAAGACAATATCAGCTGCATTTAAAATTGCAGGGTCAGTGCCTGGTGCCGCACTACAAATGATGATAGCTCCAAGCTCTTTAGCTGATGGTTCTATTGATGCACCTATGATTCAAGCTGCTTTTGATATGGAAAAAGTTGCTGCTGATAGAGGTAAAGGTGCTATAGCAGTATTATTAGCAATTCAAAAAGGTATGAAGGATTGGATAAAAACCACTGGTGGCCAAGGTATGCCTCAAGGCGAATGGGGTGTCTATTGTGAATTACTAATGAAAATGTCCACAGAAGAATTAAAGACATGGGCTCAAGAAAAACATTTCTTTAGATTCCCAGAAAAGGCTCCTGGATTTGATCCTGATGATTATACTACATGGGATAGCTATAAACAAATAATGGATTATAATGTTGTGGCAAATGAAGATCCAAATGATGGATTCTTACCTATTGAAAATCTAAGTGCCAGAAGACTAGAAAAAATGGCAGGCCGCGGCCTCTTCGGTATTCGCAGTAGATTCTTTAGAGGTAGTGGTAGTGGAAAAACCAGAATAGGTACTCAAGCCTATGCAGAACGCGGAGCCGTAAATGATATTGTTTCAAGACTCATAGAAGGTGGAACAATTACTCAATCCGGTGATACCTATATCTTTAATGGTGGAGATACCAATACTGTAAATGGTTCTGCATCAGGTGGAGGCAGTGATATACCCCCACTTCCACCTCAAAACGTTACGACCGTAACAAACGATCTTACAGTTAATAATTAAATCAAAAGGGCGCCCTTCCTAGGTGACGCCCTTTCTATCTGTTCGTTTCGCAGTACAGCACCCGGCTAGCTTTCCAATCGGTACCAGCGACTCACCGACCATTCCTGAGCTGCAGACTGCAGGGATGGGTTTCTATACCTCAATATCTACAACATCCCCTGGGCGATATTCCGCAGCATTAAGGTATTTCTGTAATCTTTCATCATTAATAGTTTCCGTCATTCTGTCTTTTGCTTCATAATACTTTTTCAAAACATCCATATTAATCGAAGCACGAGTAGACGGCTCAACAACTCTTTTGGCTTCTTTGGTAGGATATACAGGGGGCGGAATATTCTCCGAGTTTGGATAGATCGTATTAAACGGCATATTCTTTGAAGCCCCTTGTATATCCATTTTCTTAGTCTTCCGCTGCCAGCTTAGCGAAATAACTCATTGTATCATCCTCTTCCATAGAAGACTCAGCCGTACGAATAGTTGGTTCGGGTGCTGTAGCTGCTGTAGGAGCTGGACGAGAATCAAAGCCCGGAATAGAATCAATATCGTCTAGGCTCTCCATGACCTTTGCTGTCATTGGAGTAGAAGACTCACCTAATACCACAGCCAGACGAGATTGCAATTCATCATATGTCTTATAGTTCTTAGGATCTGTCCACTCTGATAGATCATGTTGTTGATTATAGATTGCTTCTAGTTCTTCATCACTACCAGGAATGGCTGATGCAGACTTAAAGGCGGATGTATCATAATTCGGATAACCTTCTACCTTACGAATCTTCAATGTAAAGTCAGCCCCTTCCCACATATCAAATGGATTGATAGGTTTCTCGTCAGGGAACTGAGGTTGCATTGTATCCATAATCTTATCAAAGATCTTTTTACCAAAGCGATAGAGCATTACTTTACCCTCATTCTCTGGTGCAGATGGATCTGAGATAATCAACACATTAGCAACATAACGTAGGTTACGTTTACGTTCACGAACTGTCCGCTTTGCTTCTTCTGAACCATCTTGGTTCCAAAGCTTAGAGTTCATCTCTGCTAATGGATCGGCTTGACCAATAGATGTAAGAGATTTCTCTACATACCATTGACCTGTTGGGCCCTTAAAGAAATGGTCCCAGTAACGCACCCAAGGAGTAGGTGCTTCTGCGTCTCCAGGAAGGAAACGAATTACAGCATAACCATTACCAGCCTTATCTCGAGTTGGTTGCCAGAAACGATCATCAGTAACATTATGCTTCTTCTGTTCTTCTGGACCTGCATTACCTGCTGCTTCTACTAAAGCCGAAAGGTCTGTGCGGTTACGTTTTAGTGCTGCAAAACTCATATGTATTCTCCGTATATTAATTGTATATCTTTGTGTATTTTATTGTCCACTATATCATTATAAAGAATTATATAGTATTAGTCAATCGGCAAAGTGTTGCCTTTTGGTAAAAAATTTAAATTCATAGCCTCAGCTTCAAGTTTATCTTTTATGGCCGGGGCTATGTATTTTCTAACATCCTCTAGATCTAAATCAACATCATCACAAACATGTATGATTGCATCCATGTAAGATGACTTATGCTCTTTTACGATTCTTTCTACGAGCTTTGTGAACCTTGCCTTTGTTAGAAATCTTTCTTCCTGCATTATTTCCTAATTCCATTTCTAAAGTCCACTCACCTCCTAAATCAGGATAGTAGACGCCTAATGTTCTTTTTACATTGCCATTCTTATCATAAGCTAAATGTGTACAACGTAATTTTACTTTTTGTTCTCTATCAGCGCCTGCTCTATTATCAAGCCAGATACCAGTTCTAATATAGGCCTGCATATTATGTAGATAACCTTCTTCAACATGATATGCAGCTTTTTCCTTACGGTCATTAGAATTCTTCAACGCCTTCATGGCCCGAAGTTTCAATTGCTGATCCTTAATCCATTTACGAACCTTCTTAGGTGATAATGGATGATCATCAGTCAGATCTCTAATGGATTCATGTACGCTGACATTCTTAGCGGGGCCCTTAGCTGCCCGTGCTTTTTCCAAACGAAGTGTCAACTCTTCTTTTTGCTTTGGTGTGAGAACTCTTTTCTTCTTTAAAGGTTTGACCATTTGTATCCTCCAACATATAATTTATTATAACATCAAACGAAACAAATGTCACGAATTATTTTTAGCCATTTCAATTAAAGTGTCTTTGATACCAAGTCTTTCAATGTTAAATTTATAACTTTGGGCTTCCCATGTACCAAGTTCAATGTTCATCATCTCCATATGATCTATATTTTCTTTGGTAACCAATTTGACTATGTTACTAAACTCAGATCCTTCTTTAAAATCTTTTTGTAATTTTTGTGTGGAACGTTTTTTTGCGTCATTCCAGAAATCGTTTTTAAATGTAGAGCCTGACATATAATGCATGCATATGATTGACTCAACGGCATTAATTTCATTTTCATATAGGTTCTGTGCAAACTCGGATGGAAACACACCGTGCCATAAATTTAATGCTGTATTCATTATCTTAATGGCTGAAGCTGACGTTGTTGCTTCTAATGGTTCTACAAAAAATGATGCATTGCCGTTATATACAACTTTATTTGAAAAATTATTATTTTTATAATAACTTTTAAATTGTATATGATTTGTAGTATCACTTGGTGTCAAACCAAAATCTTCAAATACACTTTGTACATCCTTCTTTATATTTGACAGAGAAGTATAATTAGAATTATAAAGATAACCAATAGAACATCTATTCTGTATGGGGATGCCAAACACCCAACCATAGGGCCGGGCTATAGTTAATGTTTCCATAAATTCTGGGCGATCCCAATAACACTGTGTCACAAAACAACTGTCAACCGATACATGATCAAGTGGTGTATAATCACTATAATCTTTAGGAGAGCCAGAACAAATCATTACATGATCAGCGTCAAGATCATTTGGATTCTCTACATACATGTTAATAATATTAATGCGTGGTGAGGTTTTTACAAAATCATATATCTTATTTTGGAGATCAACTGCGGACATGTGGATACCAAATTCACCAAAAGGAAAAGAGTGTGAAAACGTTTCCTCAGTCCAATTTTTTTTATAAATGCCTAATTTAGGAACCGCATTAAATTCCGACATAGCATTATTGGTCCAATCAAATGTTTGTAAAAGTTTTGCAACTGCTAATGTAGTTCCTTCGCCAACTGATGTAGTAGGAATACTACTATCAAATATCCAATCAATATGCCAATCAGTACGTTGTAAAAAATAATTAATGGCAAGGCAGCCAATGGTGCCTTTACCGACAATTGCAAGTTTTTTCATTAATCTACTTTACTTATTTCCCATTCGCCATCTTCGGTTCGTTCGGCATGTATATAGCCTTCGGCGATTAAATACTCTATAGTATTCTCAATGATGAATTCGGGCGGAAATCTATTACTCCATGATCTACCGATCATAAAGGAACAGAAAGAAGCCGCAGCGAAAAGTATCCAAATTATATCAAACATGATTATATTTATGTAAATGAAATTACGCGATCTACACGGAATGAACGCCATTCACATTTTAGAGTATCCCAAACAGCAATTGTATCTTCATTGCGCTGGCGTTTAGGATCATGTTTATCACCAGCAGTGGTTAATGCTGATTCCATTAGAGTGCATTGCATATCCCGCGTTTCACCATTAACCTTAGTAAAGATTACACGACAGACCCGCTTATGCAATTCCTGAATCATCCAGCTACGATCATATGTCATAGTACCGTCCTCTTGTTCTTGTAAAATCATTTCCATTTCCTTTGTATCATAAAAAATTCCGGTCATCCCTGCACATATAACCTTTCACAGAGATTCTTAAGAATAGCATCACTCTTTTCAAGCTGTTGCTTTAGCTTAGCTACTTCATGACGCAGGTAACCAATCTGATCAGCCTGCTCATGCAATTTCATTTCTAGTTGCCGAGTATCACTCATTTATACAACATCCTTCCACATGTTAAAAAAGAATTTTCTTGAAGACAATCTGACCATACATGTATTGTATACCAAACCCCAAATCCAATTAAGGCAATAACACCTATTGCCTTAATCCCAATCGTTATCATGTCTTGTTGTTTCATAGAAGGTCTCTCCATAATATTGTTTAGCATACTTAGATGCATCAGTCCAATGCATCTCTTCTTTACGAAGCATAGAACGATCCTCACGCTTTACTTTAGCCTGACGAGCCTGTTTCTTCATAAAGGTAGCCTGCTTACGCTTTTCCGCATTACGAAACTTTGTAAGCTCTTTTTTCAACTCACTAGCGAATAGATTCTTTCCAGCCATTCTCAGCCAACCTTTCTAACATTTTTTTATACTCATTAGAGTTTAACTCAATTTTAGTACGAAAGCAACCGTTAAAGTGTTCTTTCATTGTTGCTCCGCCACCATGCCAAGACTCGGTGATATAGTATACCTTATCTGGCTGGTTATCATGAACGAACTTCATCCCCAATCCTTTTTATCTCCAGTGGATTCATTATAAGCATAACCCTTATAATACTCCTCCACTTGACGATCAGACATTCCCGATCTATCTACGCGAGGTGTAGTATTAGTTGCGCCGATAAAAAAATGAGGATCAAAGCGACGACCATAATACGAATCAGCCGATCCGCGATCAAAAGGACCTCCATGCCGAGCATCATATTCTTCTCCTTCGAATTCAACATATCTCATTACTCCACGATCTCCAGACCGTCATACTCTTGCTCAACTGCACGATACTCTAAGATAGCTGATTCGGCATAATCTAACATTGCTTTCATTTCACGAATCTGATCAAGAACATCAATGCCTTGGCTTTGACCACCTGATGTTGTAGACATTGACCAAGAACCATATCTACGGCGGAATGAGATAGGACCACTACCCCACCAGCCTGATGATTCAAAATAAATTGTCTCACCTTCTATGTTGCCAGTCCGACGATTTTCTTTTTGCTCATGCATTACTTTAATAGACATTATGCTACCTCCTTGAATCCTACCATACCAACTTCGTACTCAACACCGTCAAGCTCCATACGATCAAATACTGATGTAGAACGAAGTCCCAAACCATCTTCACGCTCAACAAGAACTGTTACATCATCATTAGCATCTTCACCAATCTTCTTAGACCAGCTACCCATTACGTTGTTAGTCCAACGGAATGCATACTCCAACATTTCATTGGTACCATGATTAACAAAATCAGATACATCAACCTTCGCTACAGATGTATATCCTTCCATATCACCTGTTACTTCGTTACGATCCATATGTTTTACGATGATTTCCATTTTGATCTCCTTCATCTTATATTATTAATATAATGATTATTTCAGAGATTTCACCCCGGGCACACGAAAAAAAGTGCAGAAAAGTGCATTTTGTTTTCGTTTAAAATCAATGGGTTATAATTTTTTAAGAATTTTCTTTTAATTCTATTTCATATTCTTCAGCAGTACGGTTAAATATTGCGCGGCCATTAGCTTCAAATTCAGCTTTTTTGGTTTCTCTTAGCTCAGGATCCTGATCTAGGTAGTTTCGGAGTGCCATTTCTAGAGTCGTCTCGCCAATCATAACTCTCTGGAATTCAGTTCCAGGTCCTGTGTTATATACTAGAACTTGTGTCATCTTATCCTCTTATACTTAGTCTCGTTAAAAAAATCATTCCCCAAGACATCATTTATAATATCAATGTGGTTGTCTGTGAGATGTTTGGGCGTTTGGCTTTTATAATAAAAAAGATCTTCACCCTTAAATCCTTCAGACATAAACAGGCTTCCATATGCAGGAGCCTCCCAATCATCATAAGGTCTTACAAAATCTAAACGACCCAATTGGATTTGTTGGTCTTGAGCAACCAGAAGATCTTCATATCTAAAAAAATGTGTGGCTGATTCATACCAATTATTAAACCATTTGCAATATAGGTTTATTAAATTATGAAGATTTAAGATACATTCACCATAAGAATTGTCTATCATTATTTTTCCGGGTTCTGTAACCTCAGGATATGTTTTTGCAATGTCTGCTGGTTCACGCCATGCTATAGACTCAACCCATGTATATGGAGATTTAATAATTGCTACAGATGGTATATCACTATCCGGAACTTCTAACTGATGTTTCCATATAGATCCGTTGGCAACCGTAGCATCATAGTTATATGTAATAAGTTTTTCAAGAAATGTTGTACCAGATCGTTGTAGACCAAAGATCATAAAACTATTTTGTGTTGCCATATATCCATTCACAATCTGCTTTAGCCTGTTTAAGTGTTTTACGATGCCAAGGTACTCTATCTAATATTTTTACTTGATAAGGTTTTTTAAATTTTACCTTATGTATTGATGCAACTTCTTTTGATATAATAGGATCCCACATAACATGATATAATTCACATGTTTCTGGATCTCTAATTTTTTCCCAACTTAGTTGCATATCGTTACCTTTATCTGGTGATTCCGGAAGGACTCGAACCCTCAACCTACTGATTAGAAGTCAGTTGCTCTATCCAGTTGAGCTACGGAATCATTATAACCTATATAGAATCTTTTTTCAACTCTATCTTCATACATATGGCTTGCATGTTAGGTGGAAAGTATCCATTCATACCACCAACCTCAGTACTGAGCTTTTCACGTTCAGCAAAACATTCTATATGAGTTTCAAACACACCATTACCAACTGTCATAATCTGACCATCCCAGTATGTCATGAATACCAATAACCAAGCCATTATTTGGTTAACTGATGACAAACATATCCTGGATGTGTATCAGTTTTCCCCTGTGAAATATAATCCTTACCCTCAACAAAACCAGGATATGGTTCACGACAACCGCCTTCGATTTGTTGCCACGTATAACCTTCAGCTCGTTTAGCTTTTTCCATTTCTAAGAACTCTTGATTATCATATGCAAACAATGTTAGTAAAATTACAAAACCCATAATAAACTCCTATTTTATAAATTCCAATACATAACGCTTACCATTCAGATAGAAACGAATTGTAGAGTGGCTGTAACGCTCTTCTTTCTCATCCACATATACAACAACTTCACTACATTGACGTTGAGTCTCATATCCAACTATTCGCCGCTCTGTCTTAGGCTTAGAGCCTTTGTCAGCCCCTATAAGACCACCAATCACAGCACCTGCAGCAGCTCCATCATCATTACCAGAAACCCCTTTGCCAAGAAGACCACCAATAATCATACCGGCTAACGCACCACCAGCTGCATCACCTTGTCTCTGCACTTCTTGATAGATTGGTACTTCTACATTCTGACAACGGGTCTGAGTAGTAGGGATTTGAGTAACAACCGTTGTTGTATGGTCATAGATCTTAATGCGATCAACATTATCTGCCGCGGCCGACCCTGCAACTAAAAGTAATGGTATAATGAATTTAAACATTTTCTTTCCTATCTATATTTGCTTTGATTCCAAAACATATTTTTATAAGCATCCCTAAATTTTGTGGTTAATTTATTGTAGTTAGATTCATATTCATTAGAATCCATAATAGCCTCTGACATAACCCAATTTTCTTTTTTAATGGGAATTGCCTGAACCAATGGTGTACCTTTTTCTACTATTATTTCATCATCAAAATTAGTACAAATAAAAGGTAGCGCAACAGCAATGGGGAACCTGTCAGCATCAACTATACCAGATAAAAAATGAATGCCTTTATTTTGTAATTCAAAATTATTTAGTAAAGGTGTATAGAGCAAACTATACCCAGGAGGTGTGTTTAATACATATGGATTATCATATTTTAAGGTCACAAAATCCTTAAACGGTTTCCAATACGGCCCCAATTGAGGTGATGTATGAGAAGAAATAATCTGTGGAAGAGTTGGTGCAGGGCTTTCAGAATGCCAATTATGTTTTCCTTCCTTATCATAATATAATTTAATACCAAAATCCTGAGCAGCCGTAATAACATACCCCGCAGTCATTGCATCTAGAAATGGAACACATTTTTTCAATGTGCCATCATTTCTGGTGTTAAACATTGCCTGTTTAATTGGTCCATCAATCTTAGTATCTTTATACCATTTAGGCAATGCTTTAAATGCTGTTATGGGTTTAGAAAAAGCCTCAAACCAATGAGCATTGCCTTTTAATATAATTTTTTTCATACTGTACCATAATTTTTAATTAAATCATTTACCAGAGAGATTATGACATCAACGTCATCTTGATCTAAAGGAGGTATGTCTCCTTGATACAAACCAACCGTAATAGCTTCTTCTATTTGATATTCATTGGCTTTACCATCAACGAAAGGCTGATGCCATCCTTTCTCAAGAATATGTAAAACCATTGCTCCCTGCAGATCACCACTTAACATCATTGTGCAGCCTCCTCATATAGCTTACGTATATTGCGACGATCGTTATAACCAATTCCATAATTCCAAAGGAAATAATCAAAATCAGTAGTATCATCTTCGGCATCCCAAAGATAATCAATAGCGTCGTTCCATGCTACACCACATGTATTCATTACTTTACGAACCGTTTCACGAAACTTATTTAGGTTATCAGCTTCATGACGAGCTTCTTCTTTTTGATTATACTCCATCGTATGAATCAAAGCATCCCAAACCTCTTGCTTCTCTTCGTCAGAATATGATTTCCAATCATCAAAGAAACGTTGAGATGGGCGAAAACCATAAGCATCTTTATGAAGATCTGAGATCAGTTCATTTGCAAAAGTAAAAGCCATTTTCATTCTCCTTCATCCTATATTAATAATATAAGGCATCTATCCAGAAATGTCAACGGTTATTTTCAAAATAAATTAACTTTTTTTTACGGCTTCAACCATCACCAAGGCGTACCCAAGAGTTTTGATATCGATCTCCTGAATCCCCTCCCAATCCTTCTCCATTATTCTTCTCGCGCATTCTACTACTGTCATAACTAGTCCATCCACCTAAGTTGTTCAAATCAATTCCGTCAATAGGGTCATCGGTAGGCGTGTCTGAGGTCATCCAATGCTCCTTTAATACGTGAGGGGTAATCACCAATAAATGTTCCTGCCTTTAACATATCTTGAGTGAGACACTCTTTATGCATATGTGTTATATCATCCCAAACATGCAAAATACGTTTTGCCATTTGATCAAACCTATTATCACTCAATATTGGATCATCTTCAACATAATAAGCATAGGCTGCCATTAAATACCATGGTATAAGCATATTAGGATTGTCATCGCATATATCAATACATGCTTTTTCAATACCGTCTAAGTCCATCCCATTTTTCCTTTAATTCTTTCTCTACACGATGCGCTTCTATTTCCCAGGGGCGATCATCATACGGCATATCAGAACTATACACCTGCTTTGCAAATCGTACCTCATGTACCCAATTTTGGATCATACGTTTAGAGACGTACTGCCACACATGAACCATCTCATGGAGAATTGTTGATATCATTTCATCTAGGGGAAGAGATACATCGATGCGGATCGTAAACTCACGATCTCCTTCATCCATACAGTCGCCGTAAACTCCTTGCTTTTCTGCTAACTTACGTATCGTACGAATATTTATATAAATCGGCTTTCTAACCCGAGGCATAAGTTCACAGAAAGCAAAATCGACAGCCTGCTGAATAGCCTTCTGCCGATACTTTGCTGTTTTGGTTTGGAATTCTAAGACTAACAATTTATTATCCTAAGATGTAAAATCGTTGATGATATCTTCTTCTTTTTGATCTAGAACATCCTGAATCATACCGATAAGATAATTACCTTCTTCTGTATAGAAGATATCTGCGCATAAAGCAGATTGTAATTGAGATAGTTGTTCTTCTGAGATGATGATAGTAAATGTTTTCATTTGATTCTCCTTCTATATTAGTAATATAGTTCATCTGAAATCAAATGTCAACGGGGTCAATGCACTTTTATTTCTACATTATCACCTTTTGGAAATTTAAGGTTAGGATGATTGTGATGTAGTACCCATTGAGTATTTTTAAATTCTTCAAAGATACTTTTCCAGATAGGTCGCCAACGATCATTAAGTCTCACGTTATTAGTAGCTCCACGATCTGAATTAATTATAAAATCAGTGGTACTTCTTAAATTCATATCAAACAAAGAATCGAAGCCGTATAGATGTATTTCGTCGGCTCTCAGTTTATTTGCTGTATAGTGTGCGGCGAAATGACCACAATTAAGATTTGTATAGTTACCCGCATATTCAGGCAATACGGTATAGAACTCTCTGATCTTATGACCAAACCTCATCTTAAAATTACCCTTGTTTTGTTCATACCAAATCTTGGGTCTATATCCCATAACCCAATTTCCAGGAATCTGCACAGAACCTTCAGTGAGGGCATGGCACATTTTAAAATCTACAATGCAGCTTGCATATGTGTTTGCAATTTCCTGTGGTGGTAGATTACAAGTAATCTTAATGCCCTTAGCGGGTTTATATAAAGAATGGTTATCACCATTACCGATAATATGAGCAACTCTAGACATTAATCATTTCTCTAATATATTCTTTACCTTTTGCACCAGTCCAGTGCATGATACTAATTTTTTCGGGAGCAGACTTATCAAGCAAATCTAATCTGAGTGTGTTAAATTTTCTTGGAAGATCTCTAATATATATTAACCTATTCATTTCCTGTCTGAGAATGGCATGAAGTACATCTTGATCTCCAAACATAGGATTGGTTGTATCAGTTACATTCTTTATCTGCTTAACCCATTCTCGTAATATAATAGGCCTGTTTTGAAATGCTACTACCCCTGAGTTGTGCCAAGTCTCTCCTCTACGTATAGACCACGGAACATCTTCTACCATACACAATTTATTTGGTAAAGTATATTCAAATATGTTTTCAATATTATCTTTAACCTGACAATCTGTATCCAGCCAACAAACCTTATGAGCACGTCTTGTAGCATCCAACATGGCGGCTGGTTTTTTAAACCAATGACTTTCGGATAAAAATTCTTTATCAAAATCATATACATGTAACAAAGCATCGGGATTATGTTTCCTAAAGTTTTGTTCAAACCAAGGTAACATCCATCTTGTTTTCTTATCACATCCCGTTATGAATAATTTTTTATGCATTATCAATCTTCCAAAATCCTGAACCAGTATCAAATTCGTGATGTACTAATTTTAATTTTCTTTTAGCAACAAACTCATCAATGGCCTGCATGGTACCGGGATGTGCGGGATGATAATCATCACCACATAGAAGTGGTACATCCTTCAAGAAGTTTAATTCAGCTGATACATTTTCATATGAATGTAAACCATCAATGTAGACCATATCCCAATTAGTATCTTTAGCCAATAATTCCAAGCTGGGATATGCATGAATTTCTTTAAGTACTTCATAACGCCTTGGATGTTGATTGACATTATGATTAAACAATGTTCTGTGATCTTTTTCAAGATAAAGATTCATAGCATATGATATGGCTGAATTGTGTCCATGCTTTGCCATAACACCATTATAATGTCTTTGTTTAAGAGCTGGGTGGTTCATACCAAATGTATCACATGTATGTAACTCAACCCCCTTTTGTAGATTTGTCATCAACACCCAAGTAGAACAACCAAACGCGGGGCCTATTTCTAATACTCTCGATCCGGGTTGAATGCTACTTGCGGTTTCTGCTAGTGCGTCTAAATGTTTAGGATTATTAAACCCTGGTACATCAAGGTAGTGTTCAATTTGTTTTGGTATCAACATTAAATGATCTCATACTTATCTTTTAATTTTACATAATTATGTTTGGCTTGAATTCCATTTTCATTTTGTATGGTCGTAAAGGAATCATGGGCCTCTACTGGCCATGGATAATATTCTTCTAAAAATGGAAAGGTGTTTATGTTTAAAAATACATCAGTAGGACGAGCATGATACTTTGCTTCGTCAATAAGTAATTGTGCTATGTTAGGTTTGACTCTATATGCATGAGCTCCCGGAAAGTAGGGTTTAGAAATTAAACCATTGACTCCAAGACTGGGAGGATTATTATATCTACCATAAGAAGGTCTACCAAAAGATATACAACCTCTATAATCATTTATGTATGGTATAGGATCCATAATAACAGCATCATGTTCAAATATGGTAATCTCTTCATTTAATTCTACAGATTTTTTCCACAAACTATAGTGTGACATAAATGCTGACATACATTCTGGCATACGTGACCAGCGCTCTTCAAAACCTTCCTTTTTTATTTTTTCCTTTGCCATTAATTCCGTCAAATCAGATTTAGGAGTTATGGCCTCAAACTTTTCTATGGGCATACCAAAACGTTGCCCCGAAGAAATACATCTTTCGGCCACCTCTACAGAATTGGGATTATCCATAATTGTAATTACGTAGTTTTTCATAGCGTTGTGGTGCTCTTTAGATTTTGAATATGAGTATAAAATTTTCTAGTGACATATAACCCCTGCACTAGTTGGCGACACATCAAAGCATCATTGGGCCACAGACCATATTCGTTAACCAATTTTAACATATCTTCTGCGCCTTTTCTGTTAATTATATATGACGAATTTCCAGCTAGGCCTTGAGGTATCTTTTGATCATCAATATATGGGACCAACTGAAATTTATCTTGCTTAGATAAAATTGATTCATAATAAAGATTGGCCCTGCGAGTACAACCCAAAGGATTATTAATTCCAATTATGTTACCCTTACATTCTTTAGGATCAAAATCTATTTTATTTTGAAAATATGCATCATGTTCCATAATCAAAATAGGTTCATCCATCATAGACGCTTTTTTCCATAATGTATAGTGACTAAGAGCACATGCTATTCTTGCTTTAGGATTTGCGGTAACATATGCTCTTTTAACCAAACCGGATTGCATGTCTATGACTTCACCACTCCATGGATAGTTCCATTTTAATCCATATATCATAAGAAGTTTATCAACGTCTTTTGGAACTATAGCATCAAATCGATTTACTTCAAAATCGTTTTTAACCTTTTTTGAACTAGTTAAAAGGTTATTGTATCCAAATTCCGATACTTCAGAATCTTTTATGACTATAGCATATGTTTTCATATTATCACATGTGATGTATTGAGGTTTTCTTTTTGATATCTGACGGGACTTGGATTAACATATTGCATTGAAACATTATATGAATTGTAAATAAAATCAGATTGTTCCAAACCATTACGTTCTGCTGCGGCCAATATCTTTCTTGCACCTGTAGGAGATAAAGCATAACATGCTGTACCCGGACTCATAATATGATTATTATATAATGTATCTCTATAATAACGCAACGGGTAATCACCAGGAAAATCGGATATACCAATACCAAAGGGTGTTTTATAACTTAGAAAGGGTTCTTTGGCTAATGCTGTGGGGGGACTAAAGGCATACTCAAAAGATAAAAACAAATAATCGGTAAAGAAATATTCTTCAGGTTTACTAATGCAAAGAGAGTCATGTTCTGCAAACACCATTGGTTCATTTGCTTCTATAACTCTCTCAGCAAATTTTAAATTATTAAATAGACAACTTTTCTTTATGGGATACTTATGTGGCTCATTATATTTAAAGGCTTCTAATCTACCATCCTTTAGATCTTTATAGGGAAAGTCATTTTCATCTAAAGTAGAAGGAGTAATACCTTCATATAACTCTGCATCCCAGCCATACATCTTAAATGACTTTAAAGAAGTCTGGGCCTGTTTTTTTGACTTCTCGGTATCAATATAGATTATTTGGACTTTCATTTTGACAATTGATATAGAATAGAATGACGACCTTCACCGCCTATTGTTCTATATGTACCTTCTATTTTCAAATCAATTTCAACACATAAAGCCGCAAATTCACTTTCTGATATTTCTAATGGATCTGTACTCTTTGACTTTTGATCATCGCCTGTCATAAGTTCAATAAAAATTTTTCCTGAATCATTAATTTGTTTTTTCCAGGCCGTAAGACTTTTAGTAGGATCATAGGAATGATCAAATGAATTGCTATAAACAATATCAAACTTATCAAACCATTCTTCTCTATCTTCATGAAAGTCATGTTGTACTGTCATTGGAAATTGTGTTGCCGTATATGCTATCTCTGTACCAATTATATTGGCTTCAGGATACTCTTCTTTAAAATAATTTTGTTCAGCGCCATTTCGAGTACCATGACATAAGACATTTGATGCATAGTTGACCAAAGATTTGATAAGAATAATAGTTTGCTTAGAAACCCAAACCTTATGTAACTTTACAACATTGGCTCTAGTTTGTTCATTTACATATTCATTATGATCTTTGTATTCATAAAGTTTCATTTTACTTCCATTCGGGTTGAATACGATTTACACGTTCCAATACTGTATATCCTACACGATGAATATAATGTGTATGGACTTTCCAGAGTTGTTCCATTTCTGTAATATACTTAGCAATAGTAACAAACAGCCCAGATGAACCCTTAAAGTTAGCTGTATCATGTAATACAATATACTTTCTAACCTTTGGTGCATGCATCCGAAGTTCTTGTTGTAGGTGTGCTGGTGTATGAAGACTATCAATGTGTAACATATCAACCTGAGATACCGATCTAGTGTCATGACTACTCATTTCATGAAACTCATAATCAAGGTTATGTTCCTCAGCATACTTATCAAATAGATGTTTGTAGGGATCAATATATCTAGAAGCAATATCATAACCAATAAGCTTCTTTGGCTTTGTCATCATAAGTGCCGCAAAGGTGGCTCCCTGACAAACACCTAATTCTTTAATAACATTTACATCTGGATCATTAGCACATGCTATAAGTGACTTATGATGTTCTGTATATTCTTTACCATGAGATCCCTGTTGTGCTGCAGTGATCTGTTCATAAAATTCTTCAAGATTAGTTGCTGATGCCGTAAGGTCAGGTTTAATCATTTATAATACCTCTAAGTTGTTCGACATTCTCACCATTGGCAGGTAGTTTGTCTTTTAAATAAAAATGAATGAACTTTGCTTCTGATAATCTTGAATCGTCAATTGCAGTATAAAGAGCATTCCAGGTCCAGTCTAGGTTCTTGGTTTTCATTCCGGATTCCTTTACCCAGACATTAAGTAAAGTCTGATCTGTAGACCATTGCCATGGACCTACACCATCAATAAAGGGTTTAAAGTTTGGTCTACGTAAAAATTGTTGAGGTGTTTCACCATTCAAATATTTAGTGATTGATTTGTTAATAACCATCATACCCATATTATAGAAGGCGGCCCCACGATCATTCCATTGCCAATTAACATTACGGATAGATTGATATTGCATACGAGAATAATTTACAATTTTATTCTTATGTTCTTTTGTAATGGGTAAATCTCTTTCTAGTACACCTGCAAAGTCATTTGATCCAATTTGATCAAAGATAGATTCATTCATATTATTTCTAATATAAATGTCACTATCAATAATTGCTATACTATCATAAGTCTTTAAAAACGTAAATGCATTTTCTTTTTCAAAGATTGGAAGATAACCCAGCTTTTCCCAACCACCAGTTTTACCCTTACGATTGGTCATAAAGGGATCGGGTTTAATCATAAGTATGGGTTGCCGTTGTACCTGATAATCAGCGCCTATACGTTTAGCATAAGCCTTTACTGACTCTGTGCAAAAGTCATAAAGTTTACTACGTTTGCCAACGTATACTTGATATATTAAGGTTTTCATTTTACTAACTCTAAAAGATCTTTAGTATCTCTTGCATATTGTGCTAATCTACCAGATTGAAAGAAATGGACGAAATGGGCTTCTTTGACTCTGTCTTTATCTACACCACCAAAGAATGGATTATATAGAGCATTCCATTTCCAATCAAGATGTTTTACTTTAAGGTTTTCTTTCTTGGCCCAATAGTTCAACATGATTTGATCTGTCTGCCATTTCCAAAAACCCTTACCATCAATAAAGTCCTGAAAGTCAACTCTCTCCATAAACTCTTTTGCTTTCTGGCCCTTGAGAATATCCTTTATTGATGAATTATATATTACGACACCAGAGTTAAAGAAATTACCACCATTCTCATTCCAATCCCAATCGTATTGTTTGAGGGGTTCCAACTGCTGTTCGGAATATAACTTTATTCTTTTACGATAGGATGGATCTGCAGGTAGTTCTCTTTCAAACTGAGCCGCAATATCTTCGTCTTTTATTTCATTAAAAATATTAGGAGTGCCGGGTCTAATCCATATGTCATTGTCAATTACACAAACCCTATCATAATCGTAGATGTAATTAAATACATTTTCTTTCTCATAGATAGGCAAAAACCCACCATGTTGTTTCCATGAGTTCTCAGATCTATTTGATGTGAATGGATTTGGTTTTATGCGTAGTAACGGCTGTGTTTGGCAAATGTAATCTGAACCTATACATTCTGAATAGTCTTTAACAGAATTAACACATAGATCGTGAACAGCTGATCGCTTACCGACATATACCTGATAAATTAGAGTTTTCATAATAATTAACTATATCATTAGCCAATGATAATGCCTGTTTAAAGTTTTTACGAAAGCGGTTAGATTTAGATCCACTATTGACAAACCATTTTAAGGTATCAATAGTACTATCTTCATTAATTAATTTATATGTAGATCTATTACCGAGAGTGATTTCCTCCCATTGAGATCTCAAATTCAATATTGTAAATATACTATCCGTGCAATGATCGGGGTTCGTATTCATCATAGTCATGTTCATCATCATACATTACTTCACTTAACAATTGTTTTTCTTCTCGGTCTATCACTTCTCGAATTCGTAGGTCTTTATTTTCCGATTGTGATTTATGCTTGCCACGTTTCTTATTGCGTGGATCGAATCTTGAATACTTAGCCATGTTCTCCTCTTAGTAGCCTAACATTTCTTTTGTCATAATATAATCTCTTACAAAGTCTGACCTTACGATGTCTTCCCATCCAAAATTAATGACTGTAAAATTTCTCAATTGTTCAACAATTTGCATAAATTTCATAATACCGTTTTTGTCATCATCATACTTAAAATCACTTTGTTTATAGTCACCGCAAAAAATTATTTTAGAGTGTCTTCCGACTCTTGTGATTACAGAATCTAATTCATGAAAATTAAGGTTCTGCATTTCATCTACAATTATAATAGAATTATCAAATGTTGTCCCGCGAATAAATGATGTAGATTCAAACATTATTTGTTTTGATGTAACCAATTTGTTATATGATGATTTATCACCAAACAATTCAGCACAGATAGCTCTATAGGGTGTAGTGAAGGCTTCTTCTTTATCTTCTTTGGCTCCTGGCAGAAATCCCATATCTCTTGTGGGTACCATTGATCGAATTATGACAACCTGATCCCACTCGGTTTCTTTATCAAGCATATCCTCTAATGCAAGATATAACGCCATAAATGTTTTACCAGTACCCGCAGTTCCAGCTAATACTAAATTGTCTCCCTCATCCCAAGCTTTATAAGCAATTTCCTGATTTTTGGTTAATGGGTCAAACTGAAGAAGATCATCCAATTTGACCGTCATGGAATTATTCTGAGTCTTGACTCTTTTCATTTAATTATTAATCGTGCTTCCAGGATTGTTCTTTTTAATTCTACCTAACATATTATTCCATTCTGATCCAGCTCTACGAAGAGTAGATGTAGTATCAGATACAAACTTGGCAGTAGAAAGTTTTTGTTTATACTTTCCTGTAGCCAATAATTCTTCTCGCTCTGCCAAAGACAGAACCATTTCATGTTCTTCGTTTGTTTCTATATCTATCATTGTGTATGATGGCATTTGTGTTAAGGGACTGGCTTGGCACCAGTCCCTCCTCCTAGTTAAGTGGTTTCCAATTTAGACTTTAAAAAATCATGTTTACGTTTCAACTTAGATAAAAGATCCTTATTACCTCTTTGTTTGACTTTTTCCATATAACTGGTAAGTTCAAGTAAATCGTTTCTTAATCTATCTAGTTGTATTCTACTCATAAGTACTCCTTATTTGTTAACGTAAAATTAAACCGGGATAAGCCTCCTGTACTAGTTTTTTTGTGACACCTTTAATTGGCAGTTTCTTGTTGATCATTCCAGCAAGAAGTTCTGCATCTCGAGGGTGCACTGTCTCGAGAATATCTAAAAACATCTTTTCTCGTTTAACGACGCTCATACGTTCACCTTGACCGCCCTTAACAAAATAAGCTAGTTTTTTATTATGCTGTGTCCAGTTTGAAGGATGTGATTCTGGAGTTGCTGGTTCATATGGAACTTTACCCTGAGGTAATAGCCATTGAACTGCATCATCAAAGGTACCTCTAAGAAGATCCTTTAGAGCCCAGTTATCATTTTGTTCCTGGAGAAGTTTAATTTTTTGGGCTTTTGTTTTAGCCGTAGAAATCTTTTCTAAAATTTCAAATGTATAATATGTAGTTTTGTTTACCATCTCAAATAAAATCCTGTAGGTCATCCATTAGTAGACGACACTGTTTTTCAATTAGGTAGGGAAATACTTTACCTTTGTTAGACCATTTATCTTGGTTATCATAATTATATATAATTTCTGTTTTGATGTCTTTCGGTGTTTCTGAAAGATCAATCAATGTTTTATTACGAATATAATTACGCATCCACTCTTCATCTTTACCATACGGCTCTTTGTAGGTGGTTGATAATTTATCAATTATGTCTTCCATAACTTTCTTACGAAGAGGTGTTTGACGAATGCCTTCCACAAATACATCATCATTAGATAATACATTAGGAATGCCATCCGCCTGATCACCTTTAAGAATCAATTCCATTAATTGTTTGCGTGGATGTGTTTCCTTAATCATTTTCTTTGTGATAGGAGAATACTGAGATACATTATCATACTTTTGCAGCTGAGCAAAATCTTTATCCGAAGATATAATCATCACTGGTTCATACTTACCAAACTCTTGAGTATCTTCTACAATAGCAGCAATGATATCATCTGCTTCACATCTATCATGCTCTACTACCTTATATGGAAAATTTTCTTTT